GATATTTTGTCAATTTATCAATGGAAACTTCATCAAGGTTGACCGCTTCCATTGCTTTCTTCGTAGCAGTCGCATACATGACAGACTTCCACTTATCGCCATAACGATCTTGCATGTCAGCTTTTGACTTTTTCATACCTTTTACGATATTTTCACGCTGTTTCATGTCGTCATCGGACATAGTGGCTTCATAGACTTCTTTATCTTCGCCGTCTTTGTAGCCTGATAGCTTTGACTTGTCTTTTTTTACGTTAGGTGCAGTGAATTGCTTCTCATCCGCAGGAGTGTGGTTGATTTTCTGAATTATGTGTTTCGCTTTAAAATCTTTTTCATCGCCGCCCTTAGGCTGTGCGACTTCATTGATGATATCCTTAAATGTCTTCATTGTCTGTTTCCTCTGTTTCTGGTTCCAAATCTTCTTCATCGGCATCTACTTCTGAAACTTCAAGTTCTTTATCACCATCTTCAGGATCGCCATACATACTTTGGGCAATTTGTTCTTTACGGCTGGCAATAGCGGCAGCCATTCTTGTTTGGATAGCATCGTTGAAAGCTGCCTGTACTTCGATAGGTTTACTGGCAACTGCGCTTTTGATAATATCCGTTACTTTTAACTTTGGGGTCTTTGGCATATCTTATCCTTACAAATATTTATATAATTTTTACTGTTATGTTTTTACTGGGGGAGCATCTTTAGGCTTAGCAGGTGGCACATTAGGAGTAGGTGTATTGTCGTCTACTGCATCCTCATCTGGCTCTTCTACTGCCTCTGTTTCTATTTGCTCTTTAATTTTTTCGACATCTTCTTCCGACATTTTCAGAATATTTTTACGAACCCATTCTTTCGAGTAGTATTCGCCAACATAGTTCTGAATAGTGTCGAGCGATTGTAGTCTATCTCTCAAAATCTCGGCATCTTTCAATTCTGAAAAGTGATTGTCTTCTTGGAAGTTATATCGAATAGTATTCTTGATAATCAACCATTCTTCGATAGTCATCACGTTTTTAAGTACGAGTTGCTTTTCCAGAATCTCATCGAAAAGAATAGAGAAACGAGTACGAAGTCTGCCGATAAACTTAGAGAACTTTACTTCATCACGTGAAATCTCGGATGATCTACCAAGAGAGAAACCGGTGTCTGCTTCCATACGTGATACAGGAACGTTCAGTGATCTATAGAGAGACTTCTGAAAATACAGAACGTCATCCATTTCGCCAAGAGTTTGTCCGCCTGGCAGAGTAGTAATCTCTGTACCTTTTCCGCCCTCTCTACGAGGAAGCCAGAAGTCTTCGAGCATCGTCATATGCTTCCGATCATCACGAACTTCTCCGGTAGTCGCATCATAGACAAGACGGTTCTTGTGCTTTACCATCATTTCACGAAGATATTGTTCAGCTTTGATTTTTGGTAGGTTGCCGACATCGATGTAGAAAATACGACGTTCAGGCGCACGGGAGATACGATAGATAACAACAGCATCTTCAAGCATCTTCAACTGGTTCAGAGGCTTGATTGCTTTTTGTAAGTGTGATAGAACAAGAGTGTTGTTCTCGTTTAGAATTCCAGACGTGACTTCTACGATAGAGTCTTTCGCAATTCTAATACCTTTGATATCACCATCAGACTGCGTACCCGGCAAAGAAGCGTTGAAGCCTTTTTCGCTGTAAATGTAGTATTCGTTCTTCACCGACTTTGTGATAGCCTGAGTGCTAGAATCTTTTTTGCTTGTAATCTCACGGACTTTTCTTAATCTACGTGGATCAACGTAACGCAATTCTTGAATTCCAGACTTTATGTCTTTTTCATCGACAACAGCGTGAAATCTTAATCTACCATCGACGTAAAATCTTTGGAAGATATCATAACCTTCGTTAGAAAAGTCAAGTAGCTCCAAGGCTATATTGAACTCTTCTGTAATTCTTTTCTTGATCTTATCTGATAACTCTACATTGTCGAGGTTTATCTCTACAACGGAGTTTAGATCGTCAACAATAATAGTCTCGTTTACAATGTCATCGATAGCCTTTTGGACTTCAGGATGCATTGCCATGTTGCGATATTTTGTAACAAGTTCAGCTTCATTTTTTGAATTTGCTTCCATATCAATATAGGTGCCGTAAGCTCCGCCAGCAGCGCCCACAGACGAAATATTGATTGCGCCATCGTCTTCGTCCTTTTGAACGAAAGACTTTAGATTGTCTTCATCTTTTCTCTTGATTTCGAAACCAAACAAGTTCATACATATTATCCTTCTTAATAGAATGGACGGGGAGAACTTAATCTCCCCGTCTTATCTATTTATGCTTTGGTATTGGCATCGCCTGTGGTACCACCGGTCACACTCCACCAGTCGTATGCGAAGGTAACTTGGAACTCTTCGATAGCGTCTACTGTTTCCCATGCCATATCAATAGCTGCAACCGTCGTTGGATACAGGCCATTAATAGTATACTCACGGAGAACTACACCAGTTTTAGAAAACTGCTTAATAGTTGCTGTCGATTTGTATTGTAGTGGCGATGCTGATCCAAATTGTGTCGTATTGCCTTGGTGCGAATTGATGCTTGCGCTCCACTCTTCCATTGCGTTACGAATTAAGAAATCTTCATCGTTAATAATGGTGACAGTCCAATCTTCGAATGTTCTGTCACCGGCGATTTTTACTTTACGACCGAAGTATGGAACTTCGATCATGCCCAGATTTGATGCAGGTAATGCGGCCGCTTTCACCATGAATGGCGTTTTTAAGTCCGCAACATTGTTTGCGGGATTTGAAATTACCACTTGGAAGAGCGATGCTTTCGCTCCTCCAAACACCAACTGGCTTCTTAGTTCATTAATGTTAAAAGCCATTTATATCTACTCCTTTTTCTTTATTTATTAGAACTGACCGACGATTTCTTCAAACTCTACACCAGTTCTAACTGCAACAAAGTTGAGTTGAATGAAGTTGATAGCTCTTGCGGGTTTGACGTAGATGTCGCCAATAAACTCGTTTCTATCGATAACTTCTCCGGTGTTGTTTGTTTCATCGCAGACAACACGGAAGTCATAGATACCACGACGACCTTGAACATCACGCAAGAATGGTTCAACCAGATTTTTGAACTGCGCTCTAGTGAATTCGTCGTTGAACTCAAAGAGTGTTGTTTTGGCAGCACGAGCAATTGCTTTTTCTAGTACGATAAACAAACGACGAACGTTGATACGATCAAATGCGCTGGCTTGTCCCAATGCAGTCTTGTCACCGAACAATAGTGTTCCTTGGCCTGGCTGTGTGATAACTGGGTTGATATCTTTAACGTAAAGACGATCACGCTGCGATTTGTTTGGATTGAAAGCTAGTTTAACAACGTTCTTGATAAGACCACGATTGTAGCCAGCAGGCGAGAACCACGGATCACGGTTGCTATCAGTGCGAACTGCAAGACCAGCGATGTCGCCGTTTAATGGTGTGTAGCGATACACATCATTGTATTTGTCGTAGCGATATTTGTATCCAGAGTCGATGAACGCATATGATGAATTCGAAAGGCTGGCTCTATATGCAAGAATATTATCTGCTTCGGCGCCTGCGACACCAACAACATCAGAATAAGCTGGAGACACGAATACCATACAATCTTTACGAATTTCACAGATGTTATCGATGATGTAGTTTGCAAGTCCTGTATCGTCTACGCCGCTGATAGCTTTACCTTGAAGAATAAGAGAAACGTCCACATCTTCTGGCGAAACAAAAAGATCGTAGCCAGTAGCTAGAGCCGCTAGACTTATAGTTGATTCGCTGTTGCCATCAGTACCGCCAGTAAACGACACATAGTTAGCGAAAGGTGCAGTTCCGGAGACTGTTTGATCGGAGCCTGTAGCCCAAATCCAAGATGAACTGTTGTTGATAACATCTTTGTAGTAGTTTGTAGCGCCGGATTCTGTTTTATCTGTTGCAACGGTGCTTACGTTTTCGAAAACTTCAATAACAGCGCCGGTAGTGCCGGTTATTGCGCCGTCTTCATCGATGACTACAACGTGAATTTTGCCAGTATCAGGAGCTTCGTTTACGCTCTTATATGTACCCCAATATTTGACCACGTTATTAGCAGCAGATAGTGCAGTTGATAGTCTGTATTTTGTAGTGAAAGTTACCGTGTCAGAAATTGGTGTTGTAGCTACAACCAGGTCCTGATAACCAATAGCAGCACTTCCAACTTGCAAGATATCGCCTGCTACTAGTGTCGCATAACCTTGTACGCTGGTAGCTTGCGTAGAGCCTACGGCAATAGACAACGCTGTGATAGCACTATTTGAAGAAAAGTTTGCTGCGTTTTCACAGACAGAAACTTTTAATGAGTTACCAAGGCCACCTGGATATCTCGCAATAAAGTTAGCATCTGAGTTAGCAAGCGCATCTTCAGCAGTCGAAATTTGTGCTGTTGTTGTTCCGGCATTATATGCGTTAGCAGATGCAACACGTGCAACGTATAGCTTGTTTCCGTATGCTAAGAAGTCTGCGGCAGTAAAAAACGTTTCCGCATTCGACCAAGTTGTATTGCCGATTGGCTTGCCAAAACGAGTTGCAAGACTTACTTCTGAATTAACCAAAACTCTTTGATTTAGTGGTCCCCAACGGAACACACCTGCAATCGCACCCTCGGTTGAGGCTACGGCAGGAACAACTGTAGAAAGATCAATCTCACTTACGTTGATACCTGGACTTACCTGAAATCCCATGTCATTTCTCCTTTATGAATGTTGATAGTATATGACTCTGAATAAACTTTGTTATGATTATTTATAATTTTTAAAAGTCAATTAGAAATGCATCCACCTATCAGCAACCAGGTCTATGACTTCTGCCATATCTTGATCTGTGCCATCTTCAATAAAACCAAAAGGGAGCATCTGTTCCATCATCTGATCTTCTGATTTTTCTCTCAATTTCCACATAGTATTGATGTCTGTCATTTCCTTAAAGAACGGCTGATTCGATAGCCAAGCAAATAGAACAAGGCACATTACTAAATCGTCATGCGCTCCCGACTCTGCCTCATAAGAGTTTGCTTTTCTAGAAAACTTCGATAGTTCGTTAATAGTATTGAAGTCGTTAATGATCAACTGGTCTTGTTCAACAAGTAGTTTCAGTATGCTACATCCTACGGCCTTCACTGTTTTAGTTGTTCGTATTCCTTTATCGACTCCTTTGCCGAAGCCTCCAGATATTCTTTTGCCTGATCTACCAGCCGACTCTGTAAATAACAAAGTATCGACATCAAAATCGTATTGCAATATATCGGAAACTTGTTCTCCGATGTCATTTATCTCTACAAGTATATAGGCATCGTTATAAGCCTTTGATGTCCTGTATATGACCTCTGCATAATCAACTGGTGTTACCATGTTATCTCGAAATACGCAAACCTGTTCATACGGCATCTGGGTCGTGTCTATAATCTGGAAAGCAGAGTAATCTAGACCTTTCCCTCTTGACACGTCAACTACACATACATACGTCTTGCCATCTACGGGTGCTTTGTACATAGACAACCCATCGTTTTCGGTGATAGGATTAATATTTGTAAGAGACTTTAGTTTATTACCGCTGATAAGAGTGCCAGATGAGCCTTGAAACTCGCATTCGAATTCTTGTGCAAACTTCTGATAGTCATGGTTCATAGCTTCAAGAGTTTCTTTCCTCCAAGCCTCATCACGACCAGGCACCCTTTGCCAAGCGACTTCTACATATTCGTATCCGTTCGTACCCTCTTTTGCGCCCATACAGGTTTTATAGAAGTGATTTAGACCGTTTGGAGTAGAAGTGAACAACATCTTTGTCGTGTTACCCGACGAAATAGTAGGCAGAACAGACGCAAAAAATTCATCCCAATGTTCAACGAATGCAGTTTCGTCAATATACAGAAACGATACCGACTTACCACGAATAGCCGACGAAGAAGTTGCGGCAGCAATAATCTTACTGCCGTTCTCAAATTCAGCAGAACCTTTGTTGAATTCGATAACACCTTGCTGTAGCCAGTCTGGAAGTGATTCGTAAGCGATCTTGATACGATCCAAAATCTCACGTGCAGCATCGCCTTTGTTGGCAAGTAGTGCTACAGTCTTATGGTCGTTGAATAGAACATAGTGAAGAATAACAGCAACAGCAGTTGTTGTCTTGCCAGCCTGTCTTGAAGTGTTTACAGTTACACGGCGATTGTTAGCAATCTTTTCCATGATTTCTTTTTGGTAATCATAGAGTACAATAGGAATTAATCCGTGGTCAACGTGAACAATTTGAATGTATTTCTCGGCAAAGTAAACTGGGTCTTGAGCGCATTTCAAATATTCTTGAAGTCTTTCTTGACTCCATTCAAGTTCTATGCCCTTACCTTTTAAGTTCTTATTGCCACGATACCCATTACTCATTGTTCATATCTCTTAAAATCTTTTGAAGATCATTTGTTGAACCGACGAATAGATTGTTTGTCACTTTGCCTGTAGGTTTCGCTTCTGGCTCAGGATTATTCTTTCTTGACATTTCTACGAGGTCTTTGTTAGCATCAATCAAAGTCTTCATTGTAGTTGCAAGAACTTCATATGCCCTAGGATGTTGAGACTGAACGGCAACGTCCATCAACTCTTCTAGCGCACGACTTCCCTTTTCGATAATATCGATAAAGTTCTGTCTTGCATACTTGAAATCTCTTTCATGCTCCGGCGTATCTTCTGTTTTTATTTCCATTCTTGAGGCGGCTGCGACTTGTCTAGGGGTATCACTCACTATCTCAGCATCTAAGATCATAGGCTTCGTGCCTAGATACTTGCTAATATCATCATTCATTATGCAATGTAATCCTCTATATATGCGATATACGCCCAATCGTCATCGAAGTTTATTTCGCTGGTTGTAACCGAATTCGCAAGATTAGTTGTAGGTTCGCCGTTTGCAGTTAAGCCGGGTCTAACTCTGACCACTTCTAAAGGAGTAGTCGCATCCATTGAAGCATGTACATTTACTGTTGCGAATTTGATTACCTTCTTAGTCGTAACTGGACCGAAGTAATAGGCTTTCATAGTAAAACTAAGAGTCCATATCAGCGATCTTCTCTCTTCGAATGATCCCTCATATGTATCTTCTTTGCTAACAGAATTCAATATTACCGGAATATCAAAAAACATGTCGAGTTCATCTACCAGCTTGACAGTCGGTGTAAACTCTGGTTTGAAAAATGGAAGTATTTGCTCTAAAATTTTCGAACCATCTTCTTCGAATTTGGTCATGATGTTCAGTTGAAACTCCAGATTGTAAGGAGTAGGTGTGAACTGCGAGTTGTAAGAATCGTTATTTGTACCGATAGTCTTTCTATGGCGACTTAGGCCACCAAGATTTCTTTCACCGTCATAAGTCATACCCATAATTTCGAATGTGATACGAGGCAGAGTAATTGCTGGCGATCTAAGTCCTGGGTCTTGCTCTAACTTTGCAAGAAACTTTTGCATAGGACCGTAGTTGATCGGTACAGCCATTGTTTGAATAGTTGTACCTGTATTATCTTTACGACTGATTTTGATATCGTTAAACAGCGTTCCAAACACCGCAACGTATCTACGTGTAGTCTCATTATAGAAATCTATTCCAAACATTAGTAATTATCCTCTCCGAACGGATTAGTTTCGCTAAAGTCTATAATGCCATCAGCAATGGTTTCAATAGTAAAGTTATCGGCACCAAGAAGAGAAAGAGATTCTACATTCGCAACCGCAGTATTAGCGTCAACGCCAGTTGTTCTGTATAGATCAAGAATCCTATCAATCTCAACCACACCAGTTTCAAATCTCTCATTAGAGAATTCAAAAAGGTCGCATTTCAAATCATATGTCTGCAACGAACCCATTTGATAGAAGATAGATTCGTGTTCGACGTGTTTCAGTTCAAAAATCTTGTTGTTAAGTGGGAAGTAAATTAGATCGCCTTCGTTTGGTCTTATTAGTTCATCGTATTGACCAATATCTTGTACAAACTTCCTTTGGGCCATAGTGAAAGTAATCGAGTCACGAATTTGTAAACCGAACTTAGATAAGAAGTCGCCTTCGCCCTCAAACCCATCGACATTCTTGATATACGCTTCCACCATAAATGCCGACTTAAAGATCGAAAGATCATCTTCGTTCAGAAGATCGTCTAATGCTCCCAGAGTTCTTGGCATATACCAGATATCGTTACCAAAAATACGAATTGATTCGATAATCAAGTCTTCTATAAGGTTCTGTTCGCCAGAGTTTGTGAAGTTGTTAAAATAGAAGTTCGTTGCCACATTATCATCCGATCATATCAGTGACGGGAAGTGAATATGACGAAATCATTTCTTCTTCCAACTTAGTAATCTCACTCAGAGCGTCATTTAGAATTGCTTCGCCGTTGAACTGTACGTTACCAGGAAGAGACATACCGACAAACTTTGTAAGATTCGACCCCCACTGATATTTGATCTTTGCGGTAGCATAGTTCTGCAACCATCTATCTTTCCAGATATCTGTGTATGTATTCGGATCAAGAATACTGTAACACTCTGCAACGACATAGCTGCCGACTGGAATATTGTCCCAGTTAGCATCGATGTGCAGCTTGTTCATGTGACGGTTGTAGCGAATAGGCTGGGAACCAACTAACATTTTCTCCATAAACTGCAAATTCTCCATTGACATCCAATAGTGAACGGTGTTATAGTTAGCCAAATCATAGAGGTTGTTCAATACGAATTGATATTGAACGTTAAACATACCAGATGCGGATGATAGGCCAGTAGACAAATCAAAGATACTGATGACGCCGATAATGTTCTCAGGAACAGTGATGTAACCGTTTGTTTTATCTGCTTCGGTGATTTGGTGCTTTAGGAAAGTCTTCTCAGTACCATCAAAGTGATAGTCCCAATAGTAAGACAGCGCCTCATCAACACGGTCGTCAACTTGATCCTGATCGACGTTAATCTCGATAACAGGTTTACCTAACTTACGCAGGCACCACTCTTTAAATTCTGATCTTGTTGTTGGTTGTGCCATCTAGCCCACTTTCCCATAGAGTTTATATGATACTGTTATTTATGCGTTGCGGCTATAGCGACTCATTATGGTTTAATTGGCCAGGTGACAGTTTCAGGGAAGCCGGTTTGTTGCGGTATGTCACGCAAAGCAGCACGATATGAAACCCATGCGGACTGTTGTTCTGTAGTTAGTCCCGGCCAAACGTCGGGTGCCGTGATGTAGTCGGTTTCGGCAAGAAGTCGGGTCCGCTCATAACGAGTTAATTCTGTTGCCCAAATCAGTTTAGCTTCAATACGTGCAGTACGTTCTTCATCTGTCATTTGACGGAAGTTCTTAGAAGAGAGCATATGTTCATATCGTATTTTAGCATCTGGGTCAGGGTCGTTTGGCGCACAAGAGTATGATAACCATCCTCTTATCGGATGCAAAACTTCACATTCAA